ATTAGCACCTGTAATACCAGATAATTCTACGGCTCTAGTTGACACACCATTATTTTCTGTCCATTTAAATATACCACCGTTTCTAGCACCTATAATTAAATCCTCTCCATAATTATCGTGTGTCCAAAGTCTTAATTGATTTGTAGCATCTAATGCAGATGTGCTACCAAAGGTGCCTTCACCCCAGCCATTAATACCCCAGCCTGTACCAGGCACGTAAACATCTAACCCAACATTAACTTGATAAGCACCTACAACTGAAGAACCACCGTTACCACTATCAGAAGAGTTTGCGGTAACAGTTGCACCAGAAGTATCTTTAGCTTCTATAGTGTAGCTATTAGCATTAACTATAGTTGCTATTTGATATTCTTGATTTAATACGGCTGCTGTAATATTACCGCCTAATGAAGATGCACCACTAAATGTTACAAAATCATTCTTTACAGCCCCGTGTGAAGTATCTGCAACGGTTATGGTGGCATCACCATTTGTGGCAGAAAATGTCACATCACCTGCGGATGTTGTTAATCTTATTGGTGTTATATCGTTAAATACTGTACCACTCTCTATATAGTATTTAAGATGTGTTCCTACACCGAGGTACTTTGTACCACCTAATGATATCCATCCATGTAATGCTCTAGCTGTGCCTAAATATGTGGAAGATGATAATTTTTCCCAGCCACCAAACTTTTCTGGTCGACCTTTTCTAAAACGCACTAAGTTACAATCAAACCAACCACCCTCATTGTCGTAAGCAGTACCCTCTCGGTTGATACCAGGTCTAAAAACTAATTTTTGTAAAGGCATTTACACCTCAGTCCAATCTTTGCCTTCAAACAACAAAGCTTCACTTTTTCTTCTTTTTACTAATCCTTCGTTTACCTCACCATTTACTTTATTCCATCTTTGTATTTGGTATGGTATATCCGCCCAATCAACATGTGTGCTGTTAAGAATTTTCAAAAGAGTAGATTTTTTAAGGTTTGTAGGTCCAAGATTGAATACCCACGATACCATCGAATCAAATTGATTTTGGTTTAACTCAACTTTTACTAAATCATGAATATAACCCTCATATTCTTTTAGTTCATGAGCTAATAATTCTTCAGCTTCTTCCATAGTAATAGTCATGTTATCTTCAACAGGTGTGCCATCTTTTAATTTTAAAGACCCATAACCTATTGTAGGTTTGTTAGCAGGACATCTGTAAGACACAGCATTACCATCTGCATCTTTAGGACAACCTTCATAATGTTTTATAAGCGTTACGCCTTCTTGTGATATTTGCATTTTACTCTCCTTTATCGGGGGTGTGAGATGCTCCGAAATAAAACGAAATAATTGCACTCGCTAATCCTCCTAAATAGCCAAGCACTAAATTAATCAAAGCTTCGCTGTTTTGCTCTGGTGGTTGTAAAGTAACTAAAAATATATAACCTAAAAATCCACCAATCGTAAATAAACCTATAATTCTTGCAGTCCAATCTTTACTAAACATACCTCTTGCATGTTGTTTGTCTTGTGTCTCTAACTCAAATACTTTTACACCTAACTCTTCCATTTGTATTTCAAATTCTTGCTCTGCTTTTTTAAGTTCTAGCATTTGTTCTGGCGTAGCATTTTGTATGGCTTGTTGTATAGATTTTTGGTCGTTCGGCACGCCTAAAACATCAGCAATTTTATTCATGGCCATACCGCCTAGTGGACCACCCATAGCCGATCCTATAGTTGGTGCGACCGCTCCTACAATATTTTTAATTAAATCTTTCATATTAAAAACCTCGTTAAAACAGCAATACCAATAGCACCTATAAAACCAAAGACTCCAAAGGTAGCAGCTTTTATGGTTGAATTTATATAGGTAATTTCTTGTTTTATATCAGAAAACTCGTTAAAAGCAGTTTTCCAACGTTCATGAGATATGGTTTCAAGCTTTGTAAGCCTTTCTGCTACATCATTAACTGTCATTTTTTTATCAATCATTTTGTAACGTATATATTTTAATTGGCTTTACTTTGCCTTTTACAAAAATACTTTCAAGTTCTTTCAACACAATTTGATCGTTGAAGTCACTTGCACTGATAGTATCATAACCTATAACAATATCTTCTCCAACTTCCTTTGTTGAGCTTTCTAGTCTGGCAGCTAAATTTACAGCATCACCTATAGCAGAATAATCAAATCTAGTTTCACTACCCATGTTACCAACTACAGCATACCCAGTATTAATACCAATGCCTATTTCTACACCAAGATTTGCTTTTTTAAATTTGTCCTGTATATCTTGTGCACATAAAACTGCCATAGTTTCATGGTTTGGAACGTCTATAGGTGCATTAAATATGGCCATCATGGCGTCACCAATATATTTATCTACCATACCATCATATTCTTTTACAGTATCAGCTTGTATCGTTAAAGCTTTGTTCATAATTTTAGTAACTTCTTCAGGTTCAAGTTTTTCAGACATAGCAGTAAAGCCTCTAACATCAGTAAAAAGAAATGTGCAATATCGTCTCTCTCCACCCAATACTAACGATTCTGGATTGTCTTGTAATTTTTTTACCTGTCTTGGATCTAAATAATGCTCAAACTGTTTTTTTATCTGTTGTCTTAGTTTATATTGTTGTCTAAATCTAAGATAAAAGGCTATTGATCCTGTTATAAATTCAGATATTAATGTCCAGGACACGTCAATTAATAATCCTTTTTGTATTAAAAAGTAACCAGTTGTAGCAGTAATTATCATTAAAAACGTAGCAATAGTAATACCCCAAGTAATACCTAACAGGTGCAAAGCAAACCAAATTAAAGATACAAAAACTACTAACGAAAGCATTTCTACAGCTAATGCATAATCTGGTATATAAGGACTATCTTGAATTAATATAGATTCTGCTAATGCGGCTTGTATTTTATGTGGTTCTAACAAACCAACGCTTGTCGCTACTTGCGGCATCACTCCGTTAGCTGTGACACCTACTAATACAAACTTACCTGCAACATGCATCTCTTGTAAAGTAGTTTGTTTAGTATCTACCCAACTAATCCATTTACGTCCAAAGCTATCTGTTTTAACTGGTGGTATTCCTCGTATTGATATTTCTTCAATACCATTATCATTAGTTTTTATAATATATGTTTCTACATTTAATAAAGATTTATAGATTTGTGTACCAAAACTAGGTATCCAGTCGTTATTGGGTGTTTTTACTAATAAGGGTATTCTGCGTACTAATTGATCAATATCTGTGGGAGCAATGGCTAACCCTTGAAGTGTGTGATTGGATAAGAGAAGCAGGTTCTCCTTCACTCCCGTTGACATTATACCACCATTATCGTCTCCTAGCACAACTGTACCAGGTGTTTTGGGATAATTACCCTTACCATCTTCAAACATAGCCAAGACTGATGGTGCAAACTTTAATGATTCTGCAAATATTTCATCGCCACCCATACGATCTGCTTGAGGAAAACTTATAACCCATCCTACACCTATAGCACCACTATTAATTAGATCTACTTGTATCTCTGCTAATCTCTGTCTAGGTATTGGCCAACCACCCTCACGCTCCACATCGTCTTCAGTAATATTTAATATTACAAAGTTACCAGATGGTTCTGGTGTTTTTACAAAAGCGTCAAATATTTTTAATTTGAGTATTTCTGTAGGTGTTGATTGATAAAT